TCGGTGAAAAAACACCAATGGGCGCGTTCAACGCTTGCGGGTCAATTTTGGATGCCGATTAACCCCGTAAATGGGTCAATATTACACGCCGAAACACACATCCGAGAGCCGTTTCAGGGAAGCGACGGACGAGCCGAGCGACAATGACGATGCCGCAATGGCTGCGATGCCGCCGCTGATGCTGAGCGCGCCGATCCCGAAGCCCATCATGGCCGAACGCAGTCCTTCCCCGATGACCTCCTTCGCCTTGCGGGCGCCGGACGTCATGCGATCAAAGGAATGGTTAATATGGTTGACAGAGTCGGGTTGCTTGACCTGCTTCAGGGCCTCTTGAAAAGCCCGCAATTGCCCGGAATATTTGTCAACGATCTCTACGGGAAGGCGGAGAGTTTCAGCCATCGGAAGGTTCCTCGGCGCGCTGTTCCAAAATGGTCATTGCACGGTTGAAAAGCCTGATGAGCGGCGCGCGTGGCATGCGTAAAAACTCGCCCGGCCCCGTTTTGAAGATCAGGGCAAGCTCAATCGCAGTGTCGAGAATTTCATCGCTCAAACTGGTCTCGTCATTCAGTTCGGAATAAAAAAAGGGGCAATAATCCAGGTCGCCGAAATCAGATCATTCGGAGCCATCCTTTCGATCGAACTCACCGGCACGCTAGAAAGTCGGGAGAGCATGCGGGCGGACTTCGCCATATCGAACGACATATTGCCGTCATCATTGATAACCGCGATGACTCCGATGGAAATGATGTCTCCACCAGTTGGCTCTCGGATCTCCAATGTGGATATGTCTTCTCCATGTGCCGGGATAGGCTTGCGAAGCGCCATGCGATAGATGCCGTCATGCCATTCCCCGATCGGAGCAGATGCTTCTGTTTTCTTCTGTTTTTCAGACATTGCTTTCTCCAATGAAAAAGGCCCGGAAGGGCCCTTTTCACAAAGTCAGATTGATCAGTTGAGTTCGTCGCAAGAGAGGCCTTCCCAGCGAACGCGGAGCTGGCCATCCTTGGTGTTGATCTCGTGCGCAGACTTGGTCCAAGCGTTTCGCAACACATAGACCTTGCCGTTAGCCAGTTCCGCGGTGATCGTCGCATCCTCAATGGCGCTGAGCGTTTCTTCGGAAACCTCTTTCGTCGTTGAGATGTCGCCCTCAATGTACGGCACGCGCGGCATTTCGCTAAAGCCGTGGACGTAGTCCTGACCCGCGATGCCGGTGCGTTCGGTGGGGGACGGAGAAACCGTGAAGCTTCCCCGCAACGGATATTGCCGACCGTCAACTCTGACGTATGCGATACCCGCAATTCGTTTGTTCGCAGCCATCTATTTGGCCTCCTCAAATTTCGGTTACGGGCGTCGAAACGGCGGCCTGGAGCCGGAATTGCGCCAGGACGTCGAAGTTGCGCAGGCCGCCGATCAGATACGGCGGATAGAGAACTTCGAGGCGATTGGGGTTGGTATCGCTGCGCTGCGTGATCAGGTTGGCCTTGAAGTCAGCGACATTCTCGACCAATCCATCATATTCCAAGCGGCGATATTCGGTGACCAGTTCAGCCCGGGCGACCTTCGGCGTGATGATCGCCTGACCTGGCGCGAAAGTCGTACCGTCATTGGCCAGCTTGTGGCGCGGGTACTTCGACGTGATGGAATTGGCCATCCGTGTCAGAACCTCGTCCAACGTGGCAAGCGTTGTAGCCAGCTCATAGGAGTTGTCAGGGCGCCCATACGAGTTGAACTGGTACGTCGTCTGCTCGCGATCTATCTGCGGCGTTTCATTGCTGTAGACCGTCTGCGTTGCAAGGCCATTCGATGCTAGGCCGTTACGCTCTGTCTTCGAGAAGCGGTTTTGCTTTTGCGCCGGCAAGATACCGTCGAGCGTAAGCGTCTGCAGCGGGCGAGCCGGATCGATAGTGAAGGCTGACGACGCCCGGGCAGTATAGGCAGCCGTCCATTCCCAAACCGGAGACGGGCTGTCTTGCTCAACCGCCATAATCGAAGATGTCGGGTAATTCAGGCCGCTACCAAAGCTGATCAGCGTAGAGTAATTTCCACGTACCGCTGACCAGATTTGCCCGTAGAGCATCCTGATCCAGCCCCAGCGCCCGGAGTCCGTGAACCCGAATTCGGTATTCCACGCCTGTAAAGAACCGCTGTCGGTGTGAGCGAGCGAAACGAACTTGTACATCTCATCGCCCAGCGAGGCGATTGCATCTGTCCATTTGGGCGTACCGGTGCCGCCTGCAAGAAACGCTCCTGAATAGGCAATCGTCAAACCAGCGGGAAGCTGTTCGCCGCCCGCCGTTCCTCGATAGCTGTCACGCATGCTGATGTCGTTACCGTTTAGACCCTTCCACTTGGCTTTCAGGTTGACAACGCCATTATTGGCAGTCGCAGTCACCGGCAATGTGTCCACAGCCTCAATGGCCTGCACAATGTTTGTGGCAACCGTCACGGCATCGTCATCAGCGTTGACACCCACGTCGACATTCTGGCCCGCAATGTACAGGTCATAAATTCCCGAGACCGTCGCAGTGCCGGAAACCGTAATTGTGCCCGATGCTTCCGTGCCGGTGCTGGGCGGAATAATGCCCATGCAGTAGACGATCTGCGATTTGTTGAGCTTGAAGAACGCGCTGAACGCACGCTCGATTGGCGAGCCGATACCGAACATTGCGGCCGCCTGAGACGGGCTGCCAATGGCGATCGGAACATCGGGCATGCCGACGCCGCCGGTCATATAATCCACGATGATCGCGGGCTTCGTCCCGGTCGCGGTATTAGCCTGCGAATTATCGACCTCGATCGAAATAAGCGGGACCTTCCAATCCGGAGGAATTTGGTTGAAGCTGATACCAGTCACGATCAGGCCTCCTTACCTTTGCGAGAGGCGGGGGCCGTCTCGGCAGTTGTCTCAGCATTCGGGGAGGCGGTTTCGTCCTTCGGCTCCTCGATATCCTTGTCGCGCAGGCGGCGGGCAGTGAACTGATCGTTCGGCCACAAACCGCCTTTGTCGGGCAGCGGGCCGCCGACCGGATGGACCAAGCCCATGCCGGCTCGCGCGGGTTTCACGCGAATGGTTTCCATTGATTTCTCCATGAATTAAAAAGGCTGGCTTGAATGCCAATTCCATATCGGGGGTATCCGGATCGATCTCAGTCTTCGGCGGGTAATCAAGCCGATACTTGAACACGATCTCCATCCTGGCCTCTGCGAGGTAAAGCGATCCGTCTTCCGGAAAGAGGCGGCGCGTCGTAATCTGAGGAATGCCCTCAAAGTCCGCATCCGCCATACCTATACGCACGAAAGCCGGATCGGTCAGAAGAGCATCTTCGATCAGCGCCAAATCGGCATCGATATCAGCATCAATCGCTTCAACCTTGCCGCCTCCCATCACGACAGAAACGCCGATCGTCAAGGTCACCTCATAATGAGGCGGCCCTGCGTTGTCGTCGCCATCAGCTTCCTTTACCTCATTCAGGATGAAAGCCGTTGCGCATGGCAGATCAGCTTCCTGATATTTCGGCGTCGGCTGCGTCCGGACTTTTTTATAGCGCTTCAGGCGTATCAGGCGATCCCGGATTGCGTTGCGGATTTCAATCGCTGCCGTGCTCAAGATCGCCTCCCAGCTTCTTAAGAGTCAGGATCGCCGCGCCCTGGCCATCCGTTTCGACATTCTCAACGCTGTATCCAACACCGTCGAGAATGAGTTCATCATATTGTGCCGGCTTGACGGGAAACTCCGACAACCGAACGCTGAGGGTGTTATCCCAAGTCTGGAACAACCCCTCCTGAAGAGCGACCGTCACGGGTTTCGAGGTAAAGACGCCACGCGCCTCGAAATCCATCATGTCGGGGGCCGATATCTTCGGTGTATAGACAATCAATCGCCCGAAAACGTTCTGCCCCGCATTCAAAACGAGGGCGTCAAAGTTGATCATGACTGGCGCTTGTCGGACGCTTTGCGCTTGCCGGAGAGCAGCATCTCCGGTCGAGTGCAGATGTGCAGCGGATAGGAGTACAGCTCAAACTTCTGCCAGGCTTGTCGATCACGATCGGGGATCGTCAGAGCGTACATTTTCTGGCCCATGGTATTAACCCATGGCTCAAACTCAGCCGGGCCGTAAGCAACCTGAAACACATCAGGGGCGCCAACCGGGAAGAACGCCGCAAACGCCGGCTTGATCGCAACCGTCGCATTATCGCTGGTACCACGATAATTGTGCCAGACGATGCCACCGAACTCAAAATCTCCATACGGAGTGGCAGAAGCATCACGCAACGACTGTGCTGCGTTCCAGTTCAGATAGAACTGCTTGACGCTCGGGTGCGAAATGAGCGCATCGAAGAAGTCATCGCCCACAAGAGCGTGAACCTTGGTTTCCATGGTGAACACGCTTTCGCCAGCGCGGATCATCATGCGAACGACCTTCTTACAGATCTGGCTCACATCCGTAGTATCCTTGTCGAGATCAAAACTGATCTCGGCCGGAGGTGTGATCTCCCACTCGGAATACCAGTTCCGAATGACACTGCCATCAGCATCGGTAACGACGCCTTGAATGGCACCGAGGCGCATATTCTCCGCAGTCAGATCCAGATCACTCTGGACACGGGCGGCGCGGCGGAACACCTCAGATTGAACCTGCATCAGTTCGGTTTCTGTGCCAAACTCACGAAT